AAATCGACTGCTAAAGAGTTTTATAAGCACATGGCCAAAGATGTTGGCAACATGCGAGCTGCCGCAGAAAGAATAGCGCGTACCGAATCGGCACGCTGTCAAACGCAAGCTACTTTAGAATCATTCAAAGAATACGATGTGAAGTACTGCAGATGGATTGCCGAACCGAGGGCGTGCGTTGTATGCAAAGAGATTGCATCCCACAACAGCGGCTATGGCGCGGGTGTATATCTTGTTAAAGACGTGCCCACACTGCCGCAACATCCTAACTGCCGGTGTGCGTTGTCTGCACACTGGGTAGATGAAGAAAAGCTTGCAAGTGGAGCTTTAGACGGAGAAAGTCGCCGCGGTCAAGAACACGCGCGTAGATTCTATAATGAGTTAAGAAATTCCAACCGTAAAGATTTAATAATGAAAATTTTTAAATCATCCAAGATGAGTAAAACGATTGTTTCATCATCTTTAAAGCACGTTTTAGATTCGAAATATGATTTAATTTACGATGGCGAAATTAAACACATGAATTTTGTTCCTGACTATGATATGGCCGAAAGTTTAAAACGTTTACGTATTGGAAATCCTCTGAAACATGATATAATTATGCTAAAACACGAGGCTTTAGAAGCCGATTTAATGGATAATAAAGGATATACTTATAGCAAAGCTCATAGAATTGCAAATAAAAAATATAACTATGGCAAAGCCTTAAAGGAATGGAAGGAGGGTAAGGCATGAATTTTTTAGGATACGAATTGAAGAAGGAACAAAAAGAGAGATGGGTTTATTCTGTTTTTTCTGATTTTGAAGAAGCAACAGTTACTATTGAAAAACATAGTTACAAAGCTGATATTACGGATATGCCTTACACTTTTTGTAATGTTTACTCTAAAGAGCATGTTATATCTACGCTTGTTAATATTTTGAAAGAATATCCCGGAATTGAGTCGTGCGCTATGGGGAGTGGCTGATTATGAGTAATAATGACTATTTTTAAATATATTTAAGACGGGTTGACCGTCTTTTTTTATGCCCTTTTTCCGAGCTGCAGGGCTAAAAGAACAACCGAGACTACAGGCTCCCAGGCCTTAAAATGCGAGGTAGAAAAATATGGAAAACGAAAATCAAGTAGCTGAAACAACGGAAAAAACCAAGGCAACTGAACCGGTCGCTGACGAGCAAACGGAGAAAGAAGCCAAAGTAGATTCTGACGCGGTTGTTAAAAAGCTCCAAAAGCGCATTGGAGCGGAACAATCCAAGAAGAACAGCTACAAGGAACAGTTGGACAACGCTTTGAAGGAAATCGAAAAGCTCAAGTCCGGCAAATCAGTTAAAACGCTGTCTGATGAAGACAAGGCAAAAAAAGACGTTGACGAAAAGGACAAGGAAATCGCAGCTTTAAAAAGCCAGATTGCCCGCAGACAAACGCTTGATGATACAGATCAAGTATTGCGAGAAAACGGGTTAGTTGTTCCTTCAGACGTCTTGAGCTTCCTTGTTTCTGACGACGCAGACAACACTTACTCAAATGTCAAGGCCTTTATCGACTACACGGAAACGGTCAAGGATTCCGTGCGTGAGGAATTTAAGAAAGGCAGAACACCGAGGGTCTCCGGCACAACGGCAAAGGCTGTCAGTCAAAAAGATTTTGACGGTATGACGCAAAAGGAACGCGTCGCCTTGTTCCATGCGGACCCTGAACTTTTTAGAAAACTAACAACTACTGGAGGTAGATAACTATGACTGATACAATTACTCAAATCGCAGACCTCGTTAATCCCGAAGTCAATGCGCCTATTATTTCTTATGCGCTTGAAAAAGCTTTGCGCTTTACACCGCTTGCTCAAGTAGACAACACGCTTGTCGGCCAGCCGGGCGATACGCTCAAGATGCCGAAGTTTACTTACATCGGCGACGCTAAAGATGTCGCGGAAGGTGCACCAATTCCGTTGGATAAGCTCGGCACCAAGACGGCATCAGTCACCGTCAAGAAAGCTGCTAAGGGTACGCAAATCACTGATGAAGCAGTGCTCAAAGGCTATGGCGACCCTGTTGGCGAATCAAACCGCCAGCTCGGTTTGGCTTTGGCTAACAAAGTTGACGATGATTTGCTTGCGGCTGCTAAGACAGGCAAGCAGAAAGCAACGATTGCACAAACCGTAGATGGCTTGCTTGACGCAATCAACACGTTTACTGACGACTCGGACGAATCTCCGCTCGTCCTCGTGACATCGCCTAAAGTTGTCACCGCAATTCTCAGAGACGCACAGAAGAACCAAATCGGCTCTGATATTGGCGCAGATGCCGTTATCCACAACACCAAGTACACCGTGGAGGGCGTGCAGCTCGTAGCTACCAACAAGTTAGGTGCAACTGAAGGCATTTTGCTTAAGGTCAATCCTACAACACCGCCTTTGAAGCTGATCATGAAGCGTGGTGTCCAGGTCGAAACAGACCGCAACATCATCAACAAGACAACGGTTATGACGGCTGATGAACACTATGCTGCATACCTTTACGACGATTCTAAAGTGGTGGTCGTAACTTTCCAGGCGGCATCTGCAGCGCCAAAAGAATAGGGGGTTAACTGATGGACAACGTGATCGATTTAACAGAGCTTAAAACCATGCTTGGCTTGGCTGATGATACTCGCGACGCGTTGCTCAGCCTCATCATCAAAACCACCGTGCAAGCATTGCGTTTTAAGCTTGCCCTTGCGCCGTCTGAGCCTTTTCCAAGCGATTTGAGCTATATCGCCCTTGAGGTATGTGTCAAGCGGTTTAACAGGCTCAAAAACGAGGGCATGGCTAGTTACTCTCAAGAGGGAGAATCAATCACGTTCAACAGCAACGATTTTGACGATTTTCAAGCGGATATCGATGCCTGGAAAGAACGCAATGGCAAAAATGCGCAAACACTGGGGCGAGGTTTTTTCTTCGACCCGTATAAAAAGCGAGGTGAGTAGCGATGAGGTTTGAGTCAACGGTAAAATTTTGGTCGGAATCAGAAGAGCATTACGTGCCGGGTGTAGGGTATGAGGGTGGTGTAACTCTTGTTGCTACTACACCGGCAAACGTGACCGACGTAGGCACTAACCGCAGCGCCGAGGTGTTTGGCGACGTCAAGACCGCAAACAAAGTGGTACGCTTGCTCAGTCCAATCACTGATGAGTGGTCATATCTGACAATTGACGATGGCACTAAGCACTACAAAACGGTTACGTCACGCAATTTGTCGCATGGTACAACACTGATAGTAGGTGATGTTAATGAGTAGAGTAACGATTGAATGGGTCGGAACTAAAAAGTTGCAGAAAATGCTTGAAGCAAGCGGCAAAAAAGCCGCAATCCGCAGGGCGGTGCGCAAAAATACGATGCAATTGCACGAACGAGCGCTGTCAAATGAGCGTAAAGCTTATATCAAAGGCTACTGGACGGGCAACACCGCCCGGCAAACCACCATGTCTATCATGGGGCTTGAGGGACGAGTTACCGTCAACACCAACTATATCAACTACCTTGAAAACGGCACGCGCTTTATGGCCAAGGAACCGGCAATCAAGCCGGCTCTTGACGTCCAGAAACGTTTGTTCAAGGCTGACCTAGAAAAGATTGTGGGGTGGCGCGAGAATGAATCCTGAGCAAGAGTTATATGACTATTTCTATGCTGAATGCTTAAAGTTAAGACCCAAAAGCACGTTTGACTACTTGCCAGGCGAAAAGGAAACAGTAGACTATCCGATTATTTGTGTGGGCAACGTCAGTACCATTTCCAGTGCTACTAAATTGCGGATTGGCGGCACGTACACGATTGATATTGACGTATGGGGCACACGCAAGCAACGCATTGACGTGGCAGAGTTAACGGACAAGATCTACAGTCTGATAAAACCCGGCATCATCAAGACGGCAAACTATCAGTTTTACGCTTATTTCGGCAATCAGCAAAAGCAGCTAAGCATGGATACGAGCGTACCTAATACGGTTTACCACCGCGGGGCATTGACGCTTGAATTAAAACAATTCTAAATTGAAAGGATTTGATTAAACATGGCAAATGATTTGAAGATTTTGCAAGGCTTTGACGGCATCGTCATGGTGCGTGACCTTGCAAAAGCAAAAACGGAAGACGCTAAAATGGTGCCCTATTTGACGTCAACGGATTTTGAGCTGTCACGTGACAGTGATTCCACCGCTACAAAATCCGGCAACGTGGCCAAGGTAGGCAACCTTGAAACGAGTTTTAGCTTTGAGACGTTGGACAGCACATCAGAAACACTTGATTTACTGCATAAGTCGTTGGTGGATAAGACAACGCTTGAGTTTTGGTTTGTGAAACTCGGTATGCTCGGCACTGACGGCAAAAAGGTATTTGCGCACTATATGCGTGGCCGAATTTCCAAGGACAGTGAATCGGGCGACCCGGACGATAACGGTACGCGCGAGTTTGAAGTTGCGGTTGACGGTGAACCAAAGGACGGCTACACGAAAATCCCCGATGGCTTGCGTGAGCAGATTAACTATATCTTCCAGGGCTTGCTCAAAAACGATGGCACGAATGGCGAAGATGGTTCGGGTGCTGCAGAATAGTTAAATAACAACATAACCGGCTATATCGTATAGCCGGCTTTTTTTGTAAAGGAATAGAAATGGAATGTAGGAGGAACAGAAATGGAATTAAAAATTAACGGTCATAATGTAGCTTTGATGTTTGGCATGGCTTTTGTACGTGAGCTCAATCGCTTGGCGGGAGTTGCGACAAAGGAAGGTATCAATTTAGGCATGGCTTTGCAGACAACAATTCCAAGCCTTATTGGTGCTGATCCAGTTGCAATTGCCAACGTCATTTATGCTGCTACTGCACACATTAAGTCTGGCAGGCCAACGCAAGAAGACGTGGACGTTTACCTAGAATCGGAAATCGAGGACTGGGACAAACTCGCAGAAAAGCTTGTTACGGAACTCGAAAAGTCGAACGTGACGAAGCGCCCTTTACAAGCGATGAAGGCAGCAGCAACAGAAAATCAAAACTGACGCCTGAGCAAGAGTATTACGATATCCAGCTGAACTGTATAGCATATTTGGGCATTACCGATTTTGACGATATCGAACGCATGACCTTGCGTGAATACCAAATTAGAATGGAAGCTTACCAGCTGAAAGAAATAGCCACGCAACAACACTTATGGCAACTCGCATTTTATACACGTGACGCCAAGAGTAACAACGGTAAGCGGTATAAATTCAAAGGCTTTGATGAAGTGTTTGATGTTGATAAAGCCATCGACAGTGTGCGCAGCCACTATGAAGATTGGTACACGTCAGACAGATTGGAGCGTATCAACGTGGCCAAACAGATACAACAAAGGCAAAAAGAATGGGAATTAAGGCATAGAAAGGAGGACAAGCGATGACAGAAGTAGGCTTAACGGCCGTCTTGAGGGCATATGACAATGGCTTTAGCAAAGGGCTGAGCAACGCTCGAAAGGGTTTGGAAGGGTTGACCACCGCTACAAATCACACCGGAATGAGTGCAATCAAATTTGGTGCTTTGTTTGGTGTTGCCAGCAAGGTTGCCAGCTCTGCTTTAGGCGTGGTCAAGGACAGCTTAGGTGGCGCAATCAGCCGTTTCGATACGCTTAACAAGTATCCGATTGTCATGAAAGCACTGGGTTATAGTACGCGTGATGTTGCAAAATCTTCTAAAATTCTTCAAAAAGGTATTGACGGGTTGCCAACATCTCTTGATGAAATCACGGCCAGTGCGCAACAACTGGGGCCGTTGACCGGCTCAGCTAAAAAAGCCGCTCAGTCAGCCGTAGCGCTCAACAACGCATTTTTGGCAAGTGGCGCATCAGCCGGTGACGCAAGCCGTGGTCTGACGCAGTACACGCAGATGTTATCAACCGGCAAAGTCGATTTGATGTCATATCGTACATTGATGGAAACCATGCCGATTGCCTTGCGCAAGGTGGCCAACGCCTTTGGGTTTACGGGCAAATCAGCAGAGCAGGATCTGTACGCAGCGCTGAAAGACGGGTCAATCACGATAGACCAGTTAAACGATAAATTTATCGAGTTGAATGGCACTCAAAACGGATTTGCGGAACTCGCTCGCAAAAACAGTGCCGGAATCGGCACTTCGTTTGCCAATTTGAAAGCGTCTGTTGTTAAGAATTTAGCTAATATGATTACCTATATCAATGATGGTTTTGCCAAAGCGGGTTTTGGCTCGATTGCTCAGCAACTGGACGGCCTTAAATATACGATTAACGATGCGTTTACGGCGATTGGTCCTATCGTATCTAAAGGCACCGAAGTAGCTCTACAATATCTCAAACAAGAGTTGCCGGCAATTAAGAAAGTATGCAACGACGTTAAAAACTCGCTCATGTCTTTCTTCCAGTTCCTCGAAGACCACAAAGACGGGGTAAGGGCAACCGCCAAAGCTCTGTTGTATTTGTGGGCGGCGATTAAAGTCGGATCTACCACGGTTAAAACGATAACTACCATTTCGACTGGGTGGAAAACTTTTCTCAAGGTCATTTCCAAAATCGGCACGATTGCGGGGGTGGTAAGCGACGCATTCAGCACGCTTGCAATCGGCGCTATGTATGTAGGCGACGCTATAACGGGCATTGCCAGTGCAATTGGTGCGGTTATCGCGGCGGCAAATCCGATTACGCTTGTTGTGGTTGCCATCGGTGCGGTAGTAGCCGCACTGGTAGTCTTCTTTACAAAAACTAAGCTTGGCAAAAAGCTATGGGGCGAGTTCACGGACTTCCTTAGCAACGCTTGGAGCAAGCTCAAAGAGTTGGCATCGTCAGCATGGGATGCAATCAGCGACAAGGTATCTCAGGCGGCAGATGCGGTAAAAAATGCATGGAGCGGTGTTAAAGATTGGTTCAGCGGTATCTGGAACGGTATCAAGGACACGGCAAGTACGGCAGTTCAAGGTATAGAGGACGCGTGGAACGGAGTAAAGCAGTGGTTTAGCGATTTGTGGCAATCAATCGTTGACGCGGTATCTCCGTACTGGCAGTCGTTCTTGACATCAATTCAACCGGTAATCGACGCTTTTAAAAACCTATGGAATGCGCTCAAGGAGTTTTTCCAGACACTATGGGACGCAATTACAAGCGCAGCTCAAGCTGTTTGGAGCGGTTTTGTCAATAACGTTGTAAACCCGGTTGTCGAAGGCGTCAAGTCGGCTTGGCAAGGCATCACCGACTTCTTCAGCAGCTTATGGCAAACTATCACCGGCTTTGCGTCCACCGTTTGGAACGGCTTTGTAACAACTGTTGTAACGCCCGTTGTCGAGTTTTTTAAGTCTGCATGGTCGGGTATTACCGACTTCTTCAGCGGTTTATGGCAAAGCATCGTTGGCTTCGCATCCTCCGTATGGAACGGTTTTGTCGGTACGGTGGTAACACCGGTTGTAAATGGCGTAAAGTCTGCATGGTCCGGCATTACCGATTGGTGGTCCGGGCTTTGGAACGGTATTAAAGACGTTGCATCCAATATTTGGAATGCGATCAAAACCGTAATCGGTACAGCTATCAATGCGGTTAAAACCGTTATTAATAACGTGGCCAACGTTATCAAGACACTTTGGAAAGATTTCTGGAACGGTATTAAAGTGATTGTATCCGGCGTATGGAACGCTATGATCACGATCGTATCTGCATGCATCAATGCGGTCGCAAAAATCATCAGGGCGATTACCAACGCTATCAAAGGGAACTGGAAAGCCGCATGGAATGACGTCAAATCGGCATTCAGCGGTATTTGGCGCTCTTTGAGCGGTGTTGTCCGTGGCGCTTTTGGTGGTGTCATAAGTGCCATCAGCAGAGGCATGGGCAGAGCAATTAACGCCGTGAGAAGCCGTGCCAGCTCGTTGTTCAGTGCCGGTCGAAATTTCGTCATGGGATTTGTCAAAGGCATTAGAGGCGCTATCGGCAGTGCGGTTTCCGCTGCCGCTCACATGGCCAAAAGCGCACTCAAAGCGGCCAAGTCGGCACTGGGCATTCACTCCCCGTCACGCGTCATGCGTGACCAGGTCGGCTACTACACGGTTGCCGGTTTTGCCAACGGTTTGACAGGCAACAAAGACATGGTAGCCAAAGCGGCTCAAGCATTGGCAGATTGTGCAGTAGTCAAACCGGCAAACGATTGGTCAGCATTGGCAACAGACGGATTCAGCACGGCATTTGCGCAGGCGTATAGTGCAGATGTCAACATGCATAGCACAATTACCGTGGAAGTGCCCGTTAACCTTGACGGCAAAACAATCGCCAAGGTTACGGCACAACCACTGGAAGACGAGCTTAATCGCAGACAGGCGCGCAATCAGCGTTTGTACGGCAACAGATAGGAGGTAGCATATGTACGATTTTATCGATTTAAATAACCACGATATGACAGGCGATACATGGCTATCACCTGAGGCGGTGACGGTGGATGGCGTGACGCTTGACCAGGCAATTCCGGAATTTACCACATTGCAAGTTACGGGGCGTGAACTGGTCGGCTATAGCATAACCACCGTGACAGTCGGCAATCAAGACGGCGCAACATTGCAGAAGAAACGCCGTGAGCCACGTAAAATCACAGTCAAATATCAAATTGACGCAGAAACACCGCAACGTTTTAGGGAAATTTACTACAAGCTCAATCAAATTCTGAGCGGAGAAAACAAAAAAATCAGTTTTGCTGATGATCCGGATAAATACTTCATCGGGACACTTTCCGATGCCGATACACCGGAGGGCGGCAGACTATCAGTCATTTCAAGTTTTGAATTTACGTGCTTTGATCCGTATGCTTATGCAAACAAAGAAGATGTTTTCACGTTTGGCGACCAGACGACCACTCAGCAGATTAGCGTAGACATGGCTGACAAAGTAGCAGGCAAGACATCGCCCGTACCGCATGCAATTTACAAAGGGCATGTGTTAGGAGACGGGGCAATCGAGCCGCCTAGCTACTATACGCAAGAGCTGACTCAGCTTGAATATGGCTATCTTGGCAGTTTGAACGGACGTTGCGCTTCGAGTGCTGCAAAGAGTGAGTACGATAACTCACTGGGAAACTTCCAACTGTATGCAACCGAAAGCGGCGGGTTAGACAGTATCAAGATCGAGGGCGACAAACTTAAAATCAAAGGCTGGCATGTGGATAACTCGTCAACATGGCGCAGATACGCTTATATCATAGTGACCGACGAAGACAGTAAAAATCATGAGTACTGTCGGCTTAAAGTTACGCTTACTGCCCGCCCGGATATCCAAAAGACACACTCGAACATAGCTGGAAGTGGTACGTGTGGGTTTGAAGGGAGCTTGCCTTGGACTAATGACATGGCCAACAAGCGGTTGAGGGTGCGCTTGAGATACACCAACGATGCCGCCGGCAACGGCAACTTTTGCGACTGGTCAACAATCGTAAGACCACAGAATTTATGGCGCTATCAAGTCCCACATTTCGTGGCCAAGCTGAACGTAGTAGGTGCAATCGAGCAAGCTCAGCCCGGTTTCTTTGCTAAATACGGGATTGCCGGCAACGTCGAACGTTTGAACTGGGTCAAGAACAGCGTCAGCTCGGCAAACGTCAAGATTTGGGGATATGGCAACAACGGCTTTTATGCGCAGGCCTATAAACCCGCTACCGGTTGGGCAGACGCGGTAAAACATACGCAAAGCAAATCAGCAATGCTTGAACTTGACTATCAGACATCTGATGATTTGTTTAGCTATGTAGACGGCAGCGGCAATTTATATATGGATATTTACGGAAAGTCGAGCACGGGCGAAACGGACATTTGTTTGGACTATATCCAACTGACCATGCTTATCGCAACGCCCGTAACCAACTCGCTTAACGTGGTCAACGAAGGCACGCAGCCCGTGCCGGTGCGCTTTGAGCTGACCAACCATGGGGAAAACGGGTATATTGGTATTTCCAACAACAACACATCCTATCTGCTCGGCAATCCCGACGAAGTAGACGGTCGAACAACCGTCAAATCACAATGGATTGCACAACGTGATGATAATCCTGATCACGGGCTTAAACAATGGACCATCAACGCAGGCGTTTTGAACGATTGGAACGCAAATCCGCTTCAGCAGGGCACTTTTGAAGACCCGGCAAAAATCAGAGAGCGGCGTTGGCGCTTGCGTAATGCGCAGGGCGGTGTGAACGCTTGGGGTACGGGTCAAGACAACACCGGAACAACTAAGGGGTGGCATGGTCCATCAGCAAGCATTGTGTTCCCGGCTGATAGTAACATCAAGAATTTTACGGCTCATTTCTACACGCAGTTTCTTTTTGGAAACATGGCCATGCATGGCTTGCAACAGTTTAACATCTGGGACGTCAACCGCAATCTTTTGATGTCGGTTCAGCTTTGGAAGTGGATTAACTGTCATGCATCCCTCAAAATCCGTGTGGGTGATCATTGGATTTTAACCGATGAAAACAACGCCAAGTGGGACAATTTCTTCGGCCAAATCAACGTCCAGAGAATCGGAAACACGTATACCATTACGCTTGAATCGATTGAGGGAAGCAACCGTAGCAAGCAAGTTGTCAGCTACACTGATACGGTATCGGGCGCTAAATTAGCGGGTGGAATGACTTACTGGAAGGCAATCTTCCAAGATAACGCCCCTAAGGGCATGTGGAACGACTTGTACGATTTTTGGATCAGAAAGGACAATGTGGAAACGTATACCAATATTCCTAACATCTTAAAAGAGGGCGATAAACTGGTAATCACCGGTGGTAACGGCAAAGTGACCACAAAACTTAACGGCGGGTCAGCACTCAAATACCAGGATATCGGCAGTCAGCCTATCATGGTCAATCCAGGCAACAACCACATCACCTTCAGTTACTCTAATTTCGCCAATCGGCCGGACGTGACCGCCTATATCAGGCGCAAATATTTATAGAAAGGAGCGGCAAGACGTGCAAATTTATGTATTAAACCGAGCGAGAGAAACACTAGCTACCACCAGTGGTATTTATGACGATAAGCACACGCTCACACTTGACGCAGGATCGAGCTCATATGAGTTTAAGATCAGCAAGAACGACGAGGCTAGTCAGTACATGGATAGCGGCAACTACATTGTGCTGCAAGACGATGACGGCAAGACGTGGCTTTTCACAATCTTGGATTATGAAGAAACGCAGTATACAAAGACGGTGTACGCAGAAGATGCCGGCATCGAGTTGTTGAACAAAGCGTGCGACGTTTGGAAAAGCAACGGCCCGCATAGTTTTGAGTACTACTTTAACTTAGTGACAAGCGGCACACCGTGGAAACTCGGCGTCAATCAGCTAGCTGGTCTTGAACGCACTTTGACATATGAGGGGCGAGATACCGGACTTGGTCGGTTGCTTTCGATTCTGAAGGGCTTTGATAATGCAGAGTGCACTTTTGATGTTTCCGTCAAGATGAACGCTCCGTCAGAATTTAAAATCAACGTTTATAAGAGCGTGGGCAGCGACCGTTCGGACGTCCAGATGGTGTATAGCCACGAACTTAACGATATCGTAAAAAAGGAATCGAGGGCCGAGTTTGTCACGGCGCTTTGTGGCGTGGGCGGAACTATCCAAACAACGGATGCGCAAGGTAACACGCAGGACACAGGAAACATCGATTTTGCCGACCTTGAGTACAACAAAGATGGCTTAGTCACAACCAAGGGTGATAAATTCTTGCGTGCGATTGACGCCAACAAACGCTTTAACCCCGGACAGGCAACATATATAGAGGCGTTTTACGAGTACGACACGCAATCGGCCAGCGAGCTGCTGAACCGCACCATTACACGGCTCAAGACGTACAGTGAACCGCAGTACACGTACACGGCGGACGTCAAGGTTATCGACAGTACGCTTAAAATTGGCGATACGGTAACCATCATTGACCACGACTACAATCCTGCGTTGTATCTGTCAGCACGGGTGGCCAAACTTGAAAAGTCGTATACTGATCCGTCGCAGAATGCAATCGAGTTTTGCAACTACAAGCTGCTTAACGGTCAGCTAAATAAAATTAACGAGCTGCAGAATATTGTCAGCAAACTGCCGTCGGCCAGTCAGGTGGCCAAGATTGAAAGCAACGTTGCTGATTTGTCGAGCAAAACGGATGAGCTGGCATCGCAAATCACGTCTGCCGATGGCAAGAACACGAACTACTACGGCAAATTAGGGCCGGCAAACCCGAAAAACGGCGATTTGTGGTACAAGAAACTGAAATCGGGCGAGACCGAGATGTATCAGTATCAGGATGGTACGTGGCAGCTGCTGGCGTCGACGGCAGAGATGCATAACACGCAGAAGGAAGTTGACCAGGCCATCAAAGATTTCAACACACAATTTAAAGAAATCGATGATAAGTACGTACCTAATGAAACTTACCAGACTGAGAAGCAGGCTTTTTCCACGGCCGTGACTAAAGCCTCGGAAACGGCAAAGGCGGCAAAGGCAACTGCGGATACTGCCTCTGAAAATGCAACAGAGGCTAGCAGTGTTGCTGCCGAAGCACGTACTAAAGTTGAAGGCATTGTAAAAAACGTTGAAGAGAACGGAGCTGCAATTGGAGAAATCAAGTCAGATGTCAGCGGCGTAAAAGCTACCTATGCTACCCTTGATGGCAAGGTTACATCAGCATCGGCCCGAGCGGGTGCTCTGGAAGCAGCATTGAGCGACGGAAAAGGCGGGTTGATCAGTGTTAAAGCTGAAAATAACCGAATTGAATCTTTGGTCGATTCAAAAGTTGATGACAGTGAGTACAACACGTTTAAGCAACAGACATCGACCACACTCAGCCAAAAAGCCAATAAGACTGACCTGAGCGGATATGTAACAGGGACACAATTTAAACAGACGGCAGATAAAGTTGACACGCTTGCAAGTGATGTCAAGTCTGTAAAAACAAAAGCTGACACTATTGAAACGACTATGAATTCGACAAGTTTCGCAAACAGCGTGGTTAAGGTAAGCGGCATCGACACGAAAGTAGCCGGGTATGATACTACTATCAGGAAGCTGATTGGCAAGGATGGGGCAACTGGCGATTTAAACACGTTGGTATCTGCCTACAGCAACGAAACCAACCAAACAAAAAGGCAAACAACTAACTTGATTAGTGCGCTTGACTACAACACATCGACTGGATCTTTCGGCAACGGATTTGCCAAAAAGGTGGCTGATGCCTATGGTACGACCGAATCGTATAAATCGCTGAGTGGCAAGATTGACGGGCTACAAATCGGTGGGACAAACTTACTGGATGATAGCGAAAGAGAGCGGTCAGCTAAGCGACCTGCTACAGGACACACTGACATTTTTATGCAAACTTTAGCCACACCACCAACGGGAACGGTTTTCACGGCAAGTTTTGAGGCAAAAGCAACGACTGATAAAACAACCATCGCAAACCATTTCTACGATGGTTCGGGCAAGTATGCCGACGGAAAATGCCTTCGCACGGTCACTTGTCAAACATCCACACCGACCGGAAACTCTGATGGTTACGCCCCGCTTAGTTTGTCGACGCAGTGGAAGCGGTACTGGATAACATGGACGTGGTCGCAGGAAATGACACAGTCAAATATCCACCGCGTGTTAATTGGAAGGTATCAAAGCAACTTTGCCGATGGCACGGTGTATATTCGCCGTGTCAAACTCGAAAAAGGCAACAAAGCAACTGACTGGTGTATGTCGGATAATGACGTCAACAAACGCATACAGGACCAGGCTGACGCACTCACGGCCTATCAAGCCGAAGTCAAGCGGACATACGCATTGTCATCATCCGTGTATACCAAGACGGAAACGCAGACTAGAGAAAATGCTCTTAAAAATTCAACCATCAGTGACTTGAAAGCCACCGATGACTGGAAGAAGTTAATCAAGATCAATCAGAATTCAAGCTGGATCCAAGACGCAACCGGGTTTCAGCAACAGGTCTGGAAGTACAATCTTGATTCAAGCAGCGAGCTCATTGGCAAAAAGAGCTTTGAAGATGGAGATGTTGGGGAGTGGACGTGCAACGATTGCAAATCCAAAGCCGTTATCAGCAATGTTGCCAATTACAATGCTGATGGATATACTAAATGCATTTGTGCGCCTAACAACAATGATTTGTGCTGGAATGTCAGCTGCAGAGTAAAACCTGGCGACAAGTATTATGTAGAGCTATTAGCCCCGAACTTTTACAGTGTACACGGCGGTCGCACGATAACCGTTAATGCTTACTTTATGTACATTACCAAAGACGGAAAGAAAGCTTGGCGAATGGGGCCGTCTGGACAAGTTGCAACCAGCACTACTGGTTGGATCAAGGGCATTATAACCGTGCCGGACAACGTCACAAGCGCAAAACCGTGGATATCAGTTAAAGACAATGGAGTCGCTAGTGCTGCCTATCTGACATATGCTAGCTTTACGAAGCTTGATGATTACACTCAGTCAAACATGACGTCAATCAAGCAATCATCAGACAGTATCGGTTTAAAAGTTGCCCAACTCGTCGGGGGTTCTGACATATCGAAAATCGATATGACTAGTGCGGCAGTCAAAATTGATTCAAAGCATATCCTGCTGAATGGCGATGTTGCGATTGACGGGACGACTTTCGCGAAAAAGATAAAAGCAACTGGTATCACGGCCGACATGATGCTGGCCGGCACCATCGATGCGGCTAAAATCAACGTCGTTAATATCGATGCAAGCAATATCACGACAGGAACCTTGACAGCCGTTGAAATACATCAGAACAAATGGGGGACTGATACGTGGGTCAACGAAGACGGCATACACAACCAAATGGGTAGCGATAACGTGTGGATAAAAGATGGGACGCTAGCAGCGTTTGATTCGGGCGGGCAAGGCGTGTATATGGAGTCGGGAAAGTTAACGTTAGCTAGCTATGCATACTGGCAGACCGGCGGGGGGAGTAACAGCATAAATTACGGTGTTATCAAGTGTGATGATAATATCTTCGGCGCAAAAGGAGTAGGTGTAATCGGCAAAGGAGGGTTTAACATCAGGACCGACAATTGTGACCTTTCTTACTTAAGCGGCCCTCTTTTCGCTAAATTTTCTGGAACGGGAATCATCGGAGCTGATGATGGCAGAATGATGCTGGGGGGTGATAAAACTATCTTTATAACAGCCGGTGAAGTTTATGAAGACATAAGCATCTCGGATATTAATAACAGACCATATGTTCAAGTTGGTGGCCGGTTAAATAACCCCGCAGATTTGAGTAAAGCCGGTTCTTCCATCGTGATAAACGCTTGGGACATCAAACTTAATGCTTGCGGCAAGGATAATCGTAATATCATCATGAACAGGCTGACATACAATGGCGAACATACCATCAACCTTAATGACAGCACATCCGATTTATGGTGGGGGCCAAAAATGCACGCCCCGTCTTTTGTCAACACATCAGCACTGTCTAAAAAAATGAATATTACTAAGTTAGATACGCAGACTGCAATCAACGCCATCAAGAACACGGACATTTATGACTACCAATTTAAGGAGTTTGGAGAGACCGGCAAACACTATGCCAGTTTGATCATTGATGATGTTAATGACAGACCACAGTACAAAGCAGCGGGAGCATTCGTTGACGGCTTGGGCCGTGATGACGGAACGCAACTGGGGTATCTAACAGTCGTTGTTCAAAGCTTATTAAAGGAAATCGATGCATTAAAAGAAAGGAGTGATAAGTAGTGGATCATACTCAAAACGTGATTCAGCAGTTGGCGATTGAAATCGCAAACGATAAAGTAACTATTGCAGAACTCAAAGCGCAAATCGAAGAATTAAAAGCAAAGGAAAGTGAGCAAAATGAAATTGACTAATATCCAATACAACTTTAACGAAGATGGAACAACACAAAGCATCAACGTTTCGATGAGATTCGACGCGTCACCTAACTATGCATCAGCAAGCATTGAGTTGTCGGCATCGGATTTGACAGACGGAACGCTTGACGATTTGACGCGCAAGCAAATCAGCGATCTTGCGCATGCAAAGCTAGTCAAAATTGTAGACTAGCATAAATATGCGGTGGGCGGGTAGGATAAAAAAAGGAGTGATTAAATGTTGCATATAGAATACATTAAACATCTGTCGGCGCTGATTGATAACCCTGTTTTCTTCGCGTTTTTCCTAGCAGTTCTAATCGACGTCATGACGGGGTTCGTAAAATCGTTGGTCAACAAGAAAACTACATCCAGTAAGGGAATCGGTGGACTTATCAAGCACTCGACTTTGTTGTTGATCGTATGTATGCTATATCCGTTCTGCGATATTTACGGAGCTAGCGGAATGGCAGACACGCTTTTGATTTTCTACATCCTGTTTTATGCGATTTCCATCACGGAAAATTTAGGCCAAATGGGAATCCCGATTCCGTCTTGGCTTAAAAAATACATTTATAAGTTATCTGATGACTATCGAGGTGATGACGATGAAAAATAAAATCATGTTGGGCTTTGCTATGTGTGCAGGGCTTTTTTTATGCGGTCAGAATGCGCAGGCAAATCGATTAGGCCAGGACGTATCCAGCTATCAATTGAGTGATTTTGAGTACATGCTACAACGCAAACAGCTAGGGTCTGACTTTACCATTGTCAAGCTAGGCGGTTCCGGTGGCTTTGAAGGAGAACATTATCAAAATCCAAAAGCTTCGGCACAGCTGGCCAATGCGTCAAAAAGCGGTCAGGACGTTGCAGGCTATTTCTGGGGACAGTTTGGATCAGATAGATTGCTCGCGCAAAAGATGGCCAGGTTTGCAGTATCGGATGCGCACAGGACAGGGTTAAAACAGGGCGCTGCTATTGCGCTGGATTACGAGCAGGGAGCATCGATGTCAAGCACAGCCAATACTGATGCAATTATTGAGTTTATGTCAGCCATTAAAGACGCGGGGTATAAACCGCTACTATATAGTGGTGCCTATTATATGAAAAGATATGTAGATATTGAGCGCATTGGCAAGCAGTTTGGAACGTGCCTGTGGGTTGCTAGCTATAAGACAACCGGGTTACAGTTAGCTCCGGATTTTGCTTATTTCCCGTCAATGAACTATGTAGCGATGTGGCAATTTGCGGATAACTGGCATGGTACTGATGGAAACGTGGAACTTGTTTCTGTTATTAAAGGAGATGTTAAAAATGCCGTGGCGGTTAAGCCGACTGTTACTGTTTCTGGGAGTTACTATACTATTCGGCCTGGAGATTCGTGGTGGTTAATCGCAAATCGTTTTGGCATGGACATGTATCAGTTAGCACAGCTTAATGGCATGTCGATTAACAACGTTATTCATCCGGGTCAAAAAATTAAAGTTAAGGGCACGATCAAAAACGGTGCAAAGCCAGTTAAAAATACCAATACTAGCTTTTATGTTGTAAAGCCTGGAGATTCGTGGTGGAGCATCGCGGCTAAGTATGGACTGTCTATGTATACGTTGGCAGCACGCAACGGAAAGACGATCTACACTGTTATCCATCCGGGCGACAAGCTGACCATCAGCGGACAGACGTCACGCACGTATACAGCGCGCCGTGGCGACACGTTGAGCAGCATTGCTAGCCGGCTTGGTGTATCGGTAAGTCATCTGGTGCAGACTAACCATATTGGCAACCCTAACTTAATTTATGTTGGGCAGAGGTTAAACTATTGATGTTATAATCAAGGTATGCTCAACAGAGCAAATATATTATGTAGAAATTTGCTTTGCTAGTATAAAACAAATATTTCGTTCAAGCCCCGTATGATGACGATACGGGGTTATTTTTTATACAAAAAAATATTTTAAAAAAGTTGTCAAAAACAGTTGCAATATCTAACACAAGTGTTATACTAAGAATGTAAAGAAGTTAAGCAAAACAAAACGAAAGAGGTAATTAACATGGTTATCAAAGGTTGGATCAAGGTACGTGACACAAAAGCCTGTGAAACAGGCTGGGCAAGAATGGAAGAAGGTAAGCTATTTTTGGATAACGACTTTGCGAATTACAAAGCTGGTCAAGAAATCGTAATAAATGAAAGATATGAAATCATTTGGGCCGGCCCTACTCTGGAAGAAAGAGTTAAGGCCCTTGATGAAAAGAAAAAGGCCAAGAAATTGGCTGAAAACGAAAAATTTGTGGGTGCTAAGGTTATCCGCAAAGATGGAATTAAAGGCGTTGCAACAAAGGCAACACTTGAAGGGATTACAGTTAAATTTGAAGATGGAACGTCAAAAAGATGGCAGAAAGATGCCGTTGAAAGCCACCTCGAAAAATAATAAAAAGATGTCAAAATCAGTTGACATTTTCTAACACAAGTGTTAGAATTAAGACATAAGTTAAGGAAAGAAGGAAATAAAATGAAGTATCAAGTTAAGGTAAATGGCAAGACAGTAAACGCATATGATTTTGAATGGGACGAAGATGTTCGGCTTTGGCAGGCGATCAGCGAAGAAGCCGAAGATCTTGGCTTGGCTGTCACCGAAGAAAACAGAGCCGACTGGGAAGAATGCGGCGGTCTTGATATAAAGGACTTCCTTGAAACCGCCGTAAAAGGCGGGTTCATCGAAGATTATGATCTTGAAGAGAGCAGCGAAGGCGAAGATTAAGATTAAAATTAAAACGGCAATCGGCAGTGACCTACACCGAGCGGGTGAGATGCCCGTTAAAGAAATGGAGGAATTTAAAATGAAAAAAGAAGCAAAGTATTATGAAGGAACAAACATTGAAATTGATCCAACCGTTTTTTACAAAGACCGCAACACGGGCGTTATCATACCCGAAAAAGAATATGTGGAGATGTTAAAGCGTGAAAGCAAAGAATATAATCTTACAATCGATGAGTTAATCGCTGATGAAGATCAATTTTACATGGTTGACAAAGACGGTAACGATTATAACCATTCTAAATACATTGAAGGTTAAGAAAAACACGATTAAAAATAAGGCTGGTCAAATGTGGCTAGCCTTTGCATTTAGGCGAAAAGAGGTCAAAAATAGGAGGGGATTAAATGAAACGAAAAAGAAAGCTCATCCCGCTTGAGCTGCAGAAGCGGTATGATAAATTGTTAGACGTTGTGCCAGAGCTGGTGACAGTACAAGACGTCCAGCAATCGCTGGATATCATAAAAGAGTGCACCAATGCTGAAGGCTTTAATGCGTTGGGCTATGCGCTTACCAACGTTTTTGAGGGGGCATGGTTAAAAGACGCCAAAACGATATACGAGTTTGACAAGACGTTGTTTGAAACGTTGAGCGATCAAACTGATTGGGCGGTCGCCAGTGACACGCTCAAGCGTTTACCTTTTAAATGCGCATATATCTGCATGCCCGTCAAATTGACGGGTCCACAAGGAACGCCCATGGACGGTTTCTTTGCTTTGAAGAAAGAGGACGCAATCAAGTGCTTGTTCGTGTCCACGGATACCCTGGCTTTTGGTCAGTTGGATATCCATTTAAGCGCAAAAACATTTGAAGAAAGCGAAAATCTAAGTGTTAAAGAGGCTCAGCGTTACGGCACTGAGTTTGCTCGCTCGCCAAACAGCGTCACGACGAGAACATCTAAGCTAATAACGCAACTGTTACTATATCTGTGTGCTGCTAACGCTGATATGCAAGAGCGCAGACCGGCAACATCTGCAAAGAAGACGAACAAAGCAACCGCGGATAAACGACCCGTTAGGCATTGGGATGTCGGTATCCGTGTAGGTGCTACAATCAAGCGTAATCGCTCATACGCTGCACAAACGCAGCGTAAAGGTGGTGAGCATAAACAACACGCCCGCCCCCGCCCACATTTAAGGCGTGGCCACTGGTCGCATTTCTGGACGGGGAAACGAGACAGTGCAGACCGTGAACGGGTTTTGAAATGGATTGAACCCGTCTACATCAATGCGGACAGTCCCGATGATCTGCCAACGACTATTCACAAAGTAAAGTAGAGGAGAGACAACCATGGACAAAACAACAAGCAAAACGCAAATCAAAGCCGTCAGGGCTTATGAGAAGAGAAACCCTGGCAAGGCGTACTATATGAAGCAAAAGGCATCGGCAAATGCTTTTACACGAATGACCACACCAAAAGCGACTGAAGCAATCGCCGCAGTCGGCATAGATCAGTACCGTGAAGATCTGCAGGCGCTAAGGGATGCAATCAATGAGAAACTAAGCGAAATGTAA